TCAACATGCAACCAAAAAACAACATTCCCAGTGACACAATTACAATCAAAAAATCCTCCATTATTTACCTCCAAAGCGGGTGATCATATTTTGCTATTTTGACCTACCCCAAAATTACAAATAATAATAAAATCAATAAGTTAAAATCAGAAAAATGAATAAAGTCTATTGATCATATTTTCGTCCGTTGTATTGTTAAAAATCTCTTTCAATGCGGCATTAATCAACGCTTTGTAGCATTGCTCAAACTCACTCTGATCCATGTTCCCATAACTCAAACTTTGAGCTTCTACTCTCATTCTGCCGTCAATCGTGTAAGTCACATCACGAAAGCCAGCAAGTACAGTTAGATTTTTGCGGAAAGTGTCGAACTGTTTCCGTTCATCAAAGTATTTCCAATCTGTCTTATCTGCGGACCAGTGTTCAAAACAAAACTTGAAGAAAAGGAAAACCTTGCGATGAAAGGCGGGATTTCTCGGTCTTTTTATTTCGACTTCGTAAATCTCACCGTTTTTGAATGACTGAAGATCTGGTAAGTACATTTCATCACACGGCACGAATGTACCACCCGCGCCTTTAACCATATTAAAGATCAAACTTCATTCCCCCACACGTCCCAGCCATCAGTTGTGTTGCGTGCGAACAATTCAATGCGTGGTAAGTCACCCATTAGCTCAACGATCTTTTCGCGCACAACGTCAGGCTTTTTACTATGGTGCTGGATTGGCTCAACGACTAATTGGCTAACTTTATTACTAATTCGGCTAGGCTTTCCTTTTGTTGCGATCAGGCAGCACTCCGTATTTCCACGGGTCCATCGACCAAGACCAAAAAAGAATGTATCTTTGTTTTTCTTATTTGTTTTTAACCACTGAAAATCAATCGTTTTATATTTAAATCCCCACGCCTCAATAAGTCTTAACCCTTCTGCTAACATTGGGTATGTCACCCAGAGAAATAAAACGCAGTTTTTATCAGCTATTTCGTTTACTGGCATTTCGCAAATATCTTTAATATTCATTGTTTGATAATGATTTTCAGCACTGCCGTTACAGCCTTTATCGCTATATCTCCACGGCGGATCTGCGTAAATGATTTGATATTTCTTGTCTGTGTTAAACATTTGCTTTCCCTTTCAAAATTGCTCTAACCATTGCTACGCCTTGAGAGTTGATTTCTTGTTGTTTTTTAGGATCGATAAAACTTGGCTTCTCTGGTATCGCTAATGCTAAGTCTGGCAATTCTTCACCTCTTGCTAGCTTTTCAGCAGTTGCTTTCAAGAATGCTTTTGCGTGTTTTCTCAACTCTTCAGCACTCCAACCGAACTCTTTATTGCGACAATACAGGTCAAAGATGAGATATTGCTCAACGTTGTTTTTGAATTGAAATTCGTGCTGATTATCGAATCCGTGAAAACGTGAGTACGCTTTGATTCTTTCGATTAACTCTTCAAGTGTTGGCATTCCTTGTGCTGCAAGCGTGCCGTCGTTGCACCACGCAACGAACTGTCCAACACTCGGGAAAAACGGACTTTCAGATTTTCTAGCGCGTTCCACACCAATTCTGATTTGTGCAACGCTTGTAATGCGCTCATTGATCAACGTTTCAAGCCAGTACTTTTTGGCTTCTTGATACTCTCTATCGCTTGAGAATGCCGACTTCCAAGCAGGAAAAATAGTTTTAAGCCGAGTGAATAAGAAATCGATCGTTTTGTTCATTTCTACCGTCACTTCTGCCTTTGCAACTTGTGGGGCTTTGTAATTTTTATCCGAGCCAATTAAGCTCATTGCGATTTGGTTTGCTGACTTCATCACAGAACCACCTCACAATCGCGATCGACTACTCGAACCTTGCCGTCACCGTCTTGAACAATTACAGAATTTACCGCCCATGAACCGTCATCTTGATAGCTGTTATTTGCTGACTGACTGCCTTTGAATTGCGCTGGTTGCGTGTATTCATCCTCCCAGCGTGCGTTGTTCAGGTATGTTGTCGGATGTAATTTATCGAATCCGAATTGACCAAGCGATAAGCGTTTTTGAACGTCATCAGCAAGCATTTGTGCGAACTGTTTAGCAGTGCATTTCGCTTTTTGAGAATATTTTTTGTAAGCAGATTTAAAACTTTTCAATGCTCCCGCTTTGTTTACTTTCACTTTGTAAACTTTCCAGAACACATCAAACGCATTTTCAAGATCGTTTGAGTTTTCCACTTTAGGGGGTAAGGGGGTATTTTCTTCTGTATAGAAGTCTTTTCTTTGGTTATTGGTATGGTCATTTTGACCACATGACATCTGGTCATTTTGACTATATCGATCATCCCATTTTGACCTCATGGATGAACCGTTTTGGTCACATCGCATCTGGTCATTTTGACTAGTCAATTCTTCAATTTTTTCATAAGCAATTGAGTACCATTTTGTTTTATCCATTTTCATTTTGTTCAATTTGTTTGTAGATAAAATCAAACCCATTTCCTCAAGCTTTTTAATTGTTCTCTGTATTGTTTTTTTCGACCAAAAAGGAAATATTTCGCACCATTCATCAATAGTGTTATATATCCAAATACGATCTTCGTATTTGTGCTTGCTGATATTTAAGAAGTAATGGAGTTGTTGGACAAAAATAGCTTCGTTCAAACCAATAGCTTTTGCTAGCTCTGGCAATACTTGTAATGGCTGATCATCAATAAGTAACTTTCCTACACTCATACTAAAACCCCACCTCAAAGAAGAATTTAACCTTCTTAAAATCCCCAATTTGCTCTAGAACTCCTTTTTGACGTAAAAACTCCATTTGTGATTGATTAAATGTCATTTCTGGAACAGCATTACGGAACTCAATAAAAAACCGAAATTGCTCAAGTGTTTTCTTGCCTTTTGTGCTATTACAAGAAATACAGCTAGGCAGTAGATTGGATATATCATTTGAACCGCCATCATATTTAGGTATGACGTGATCTATAACGAGAGTTGAATGAGAAAGCTTCAATCCACAATAGGCGCAATGCCAATTACATTTTTCTGCAATTTTTAATCTCTTAGATTTGCTGAAAGTTGTACTCATAACATCAACTCCGAAGCGTAACGTGACGCGATATATTCAATCCCTTTGCTTGTTACACGGGTTTGTGTGTAATTGTGACCGTGTTCTGCTGTGCCTGTTTTTACGGTAAATAAATCACGTGAGTGAGCGGTTTGATATGGCAGTAACGCGCCTGATTGGCGATATAAAAGGCGATCTTGAATAAGGCGGTCTATCATTGCTCTTTCTGGCATTTTTAGAATCTTCGCGACTTCACGAAGTGATTTACTAGTGCCAACTTCCACGTAGTGATCGACAAAAGCAGCTTTTGGTTTTAATTCAGCGTTCTCTAATTGTAAACGCTCGTTTTCTTCCTCAGCTTGAAGAACCATTAACGCTAATTCTTTTCGAGAAAGTGCGGTTGATTTTTGTTGATTTTCCAACTCTTGCCAGCGGTCAACTATTGCGGCGGTAAATTCAGGGCAGTTTTGAGCGACGACGATAAGGCAATCTCTTTTCTCGAGATGGTATTCGTAGTAAGTCTGTCCGTTCTGTGGATGGGTGTAAGCCATTGGCTGATACCCCCTAATTACGCCCTTTACCATTAATCTTTCGATTGAACGACATAGGTCGCTATGATTTTTATTAATTAATGACGCAATCTCACGACTGCTCATCGTAAGTCTTGCTTTTTGTTCTGAAATGTTTAATAATTGATTCATAAATCACCTTGGTTTATATTTCCTAAATACCACTGCTCCAACAGTGGTTTTTTATTGCCCCAATTCCATCTTCAAACAGATAGCTTGCTCAATTAACTGTTCCACTTCTGCTAAGATTCTTTGTTTCTCACGTTGAGATAAATTACGTCCAAGCTCTGAATCAGAACTCACCGCACTTTTAATCTCCTTGCCAATTCTTCCGCTTGATTCCGCAATATCTAGAAATCTTGCTAGAACGTCTTGACCGCAATCAGCACATCTAGGCATAGGCACAACGATGTGATCGATTTGTGCTGCAATAGCTGAGAGTGTTTTCTTGCTTTGAACGGTGGCGATAAGTTCGATCGCTTCGATAAAGCTCAATTGGTTCTGCTCGCAATCCACGTTGAGCTTGTTGCCAAGAATTTTTGGCGACTTCTCTAACGTATAAGCAAGAGAGGTAATACCACCTGAACTATTTTTACAATCTCGGTGTAACAATCTCTGTATTTCTTTGCTATTCATGAAAATTTTTCCTTTTTTCTTGAAGATTGTTTTTTAGTTAGTTGGTAAGTTAATCCTGAAATTCAGGGAATAACTCGCTTTTAGGGAGACCAGTGACCTCTTTCCATTTGTCGGCTGAAACGTCTTGAGTAGAAATTTTTCCCCCAGCTCTTTTCATTCGATAAATAAATTGAGATGTCTTTCCTACTGCCTGAGCTAATTTGGCTTGAGAGCCAACAGCCTGAATTGCCTTTTCAATAGGTGTCATAAATACCTCAATATTTAGTTGATTGAATCTGGCATTAATAATAAATCATAAATTTATATATGTAAATATTGAGTTTATTGCAAAAGTAAATATTTTATTTACACTTCAATAATGGAGGATTATATGGATAACAGAGATAAACTTGTCGTTGAGCGATTACAGCAAATATTAGATGAGTCTGGAGTAAGTAAGGCGGAGTTAGCCAGAGTATCAAACAAAACTCCCCAAGCTGTAAATAATTGGTTTAAAAATGGGAAGATAGGTATTGATTCAGCTAGATTGATTTGCGAAAAATACGGCTATTCAGTGAATTGGTTATTAGGTAGCGAAGACATTCTTGATAAAAATGAGGTTGCAGTAATAGAAGATAAAGATTACAGCGATTCGCATATTGAGATTGATTTATATGATGTAAAACTATCCGCTGGCACTGGAAAGGGATGCATTGTGGAATGGATACCAAGAAAATCTGATGAGCCTTTATTATTTAGACAAGCTTGGTTTAAACAAAAAAATTTAACACCAGAAAGCTGTAAAGCGATGTTTGTTCGTGGGCATAGTATGTATCCAGTTTTAAAAGATTGGGACACTGTGATTGTGAATATTCACGATACAGATATTGTTGATGGTGAGATCTACGCTTTAACGTATAAAAACAATTTCTATATCAAACAAGTTGTACGCAATGGCGACAAAATCACACTGCTTAGTTTTAATCCTGAATATAAGCCTATTGAAGTAGGTGAAGAGCAATTGGGTGAGTTAAAAATTATTGGTCGTCAAGTCTGGCGCGGCGGTTGATAGCAAAGTCTTCTGGTGGTCTGTGCTTTGTGATTGAAAAGGTTAATGTTCTAGAACTCAGGATATTAAAATTTAAAGAACAAGAGAAAATATAATGAACATATTGATTACTGAAGGACATGCTTGAGCTGTATTTGTAGCAGAAGAAAAGATTTAGGTACTATAACTTAAATAATATATTTTTATAAATAAAAATATAAAAGGACTACTATGCAATATTTTAAAACAACGCCAGTAAATATTATTGGTAATAATAAATTACGAACTCCTCAAATTGAGGCATATATTAATATAAAAGAATATTTCCATCAGAATCCCACAGGAGAAGCATTGGTTGTCTTGCCGACAGGAACTGGAAAGTCTGGCTTAATATCTATAGCACCTTTTGATGTCAGTAATGGTAGAGTTCTAATTATTACTCCAGGATTAATCACGAAAAATAGCATTAAAAAAACTCAAGAAGCTATTCAAGATAATTTTTGGATAAACTACGATATTATATTTAGCATTGATAACCTTCCTGTGCTTTCAGAATATGAATCTGACATTTCTAATGAACACTTGGAACAAAGTCATATTATTTTTTCAAATATTCATAAATTGGCATCATCAAGGTCATCTAGTTTAATTAATCGTGTACCTTCAGATTTTTTTGATATGATCATTATTGATGAATCACATCATGCTCCAGCTGAAAGCTGGAAAAAAGTTTTAGAGTATTTCCCAAACGCTAAAAAGCTTCATGTGACTGGAACTCCATACCGTGGCGATAATCAAGAACTACCAGGTGAAAAAATACATGAAACGCCACTTTCTGAAGTTATGCGAGCCAGATATGTAAAACTCCTAAGAAAAGAAACAGTTAATGCCCATGAGCTATATTTTACATTGCCTGAAAATCCAGATAAACAGCTTACCTTAGAAGAAGTTATGGAGATAAAAGAGCAAGAATGGATAGAAAAATGTGTATCTTTATCAAAGGATTGTTCTCTCGATGTTATAGACAGAAGTATTGAGCAATTTAATTCTTTAAAAGAATTATCCCCTAAAGTCCCTCATAAAATCCTTGCTGTTGGGTGTAGTATAAAACACGCTGAAGATATTGCTAGTTGGTATAAAGATAAAGGAATGAATGTAGTTATTATTCATAGTGATATGCCATACGAGGAGCAACAAGATGTATTAATGAAAATAGAAAATCATCAATGCAATGTCGTCGTGTCTGTTAATATGTTAATGGAAGGATATGATCACCGATATTTAACTATCCTTGCACTATTTAGACCTTATCGAAGCATAAATGCCTTCGCTCAAATTGTTGGGCGAGTCCTTAGAGTAATACCAGATAACGAAATAAGGGCCTTCGAAATTGACAATAATGCCGTTGTTATATTTCATGAAGAATCTGGATTAAACAAAATGTGGGAAGTCTTTCAAAAAGAAGTTGAACGATCAAAGTGTCAAATCTCAAAAGAGTATAATATTGAAATAAGCGATGAAACTTATGAAAAACGGAAAATCGAACTAGGCAATATATCTTCTGAAGGGAGATATTTAAGTAATCAAGATTCCTATCTAGATGATATTGATTTCAATAAGTTGTTTGAACAAAAACGCCAAGAAATCAAAAATAAAGTACATGAATTAACGGCTAAATTACCGACCAACATAGATCCAATATACATAGAGGCACTTAAGAAAGCCGCTGAAAAAAAGATAAACCAAGAGGTTGATGAAATTTTGGTTCATAAAAGACCAGCGCAGGCAAGAAGGAAGTTACGAGAAATCTTAACGAGTAAAGCCCAAAATTCAGCCGCAGATTTGCTTAGTGATCTAAATATTGATGCTAAAGGGAAAACTTTATACTATAAATTCAATAGATTACTATCAAGAATAACTCCTGACACAATTAATGATGGAGTTATTGTTATGTACATAAACAGCAAACTTTGCAGTAAATTTGGTAGCGTTGACTCTAG